CCTGCAAAGGTGCACATCTCTGTCATGTCAGGCAAGCTTAAGGGGATTAGTGCGATCAACACTAACACTGTGACCAATGAGTTCTGCCATAAGATGTACAACCAACAGGATGAGAACATCATCTGTACGCACTGCTATAGTCAGGATATGCTGACAGGTAGTCGTAAGAATTGTCAGCCATCGTTCCAACGTAACAGTGACCTACTGTCCAGTCGGGCTCTGTTACCCGATGAGATACCAATCCTCAATGAGCGATGGTTCAGGTATGACGGGCATGGTGAGCTTATCAATGTTCAGCATCTGTTCAACCTAGTGCTGATTGCTGAGAAGAATCCGTGGTGTAACTTCGGACTGTGGACTAAGCGTAAGGAGATTGTCAGTGAGTATCGTAAGCATGTCGGCCCAATACCGAAGAACATAATCCTTATCTTCAGTAATCCACGGCTTGATCGTATGATGCACAAACCGCCTGCAGGTTTTGACAAGGTGTTTAATAACGTGCCTAAAGACTACGATGGTGATGCCAATTGCACTGGGCAGAAGTGTATTGATTGTCGCCTATGCTATGAGCACAATGATACGTCAGTGATTGTTGAGCATGTTAAGAAGAGGAGTTGATTATGCAACTGGATGATTGGGACATTGACTTTGGTGCAGGTAAGGGTACGGCTGACTTCACATGGGATGATGACAAGTTCATTGTCCGTGTGTACTTCACTCTAGACTTTGACGTGCATTGTGAGTGGACATACTTCGGTGGTCGTGACATAGAGCAGTGTACACCTGTCGCTATACTGCACGGCTACGATGCCATCAAGATGCGTGACACTAACGCAGGGTGGGTAGAGCATGAGAGTGATGAGCTATCGACTGAAGATGAAGAAGAGTTGCAATACCTGATCGATGATGAGTACACCAAGTACTTGAACGATCAAGTGTTAGACATGAACTACGATATTTAATGAGGTTACGTATGACTACTAAATACAACTACGAAGAGATGTGTGACTACCTGTTCAAGTGGCATGCACCTAACTTTAACTTTCAGCATGGTGGTGAGGAGTTGCTAGAGATTGCCATTGATCGCAAGTTCATTAAGCGCAAGTACGATGGTGATACGGCATACTACATCATCAATGAGGAGTATTAGTTATGAAAGTGTTCGTATATTTCAACTTACATAAGAAGGTGTGGTCAGTTAAGGCACTAGAAGGTGACGAGAAGGGCCGTGTAATCGCTCACAGGGACGTTCTGACATTAGTTAACCCTACCCCAAAGGTTAGCGAGAAAGGCCGTCAGAGAGTCTTACAGGAGCGTACAAAGAATGTGCATGCAGGTGTCGTGGGAGAGTGGGAACCTGATTGGAACGGTATTGAAGGGATTGATCTCACTGATGCATGTGCTGAGGTGACGTATAACCCATACAAGTACAAGACATTTGTGTACAAGAGTCGGCCTAATTGGGAATGGGAAGGTGGTAAGATGGCATTGCTAGACGCTAGTGCTAGGAGTGTTGTATCATTCGGTGACGACTTCTTGAATGTCGCAGTTAACAATCACATGATGGAGTAGTTATGGCTAAGTTACAGGTAACACCGGAGATGCTAGAGAAGCTGAGGCACTTACTAGAGAACACTGATATGTCTGTTCATGGCATTAGTGTTGAGCTAGGTATGTCTAGGGCTACAGTCAATGAGCGAGGCAGGAGACTAGGGGTTGATATGATGGCCCGTAGTCGCAGAATCAAGGCTAAGAAACTAAACAGGGACAAGGACAGACTGAAGAACCCCTACTCCAAGATACCAGACAGCATGACAGGTGACGGGATGTCACTTGAATGGCTAAGCAAGAGGTGGTAGTGATGACATTTGAAGAATGGTGGGAGCAAGTAGAGGCATACGGACTAGGCTTGCCTGAAGGCTATGTGCTTGTGCCTGTAGAGCCTACTACGGCGATGGAAGAGGCTTTCTTAGACATTTATGAGAGGCGTGGTTGGTTCATGCGTGGTTACAAGAACATGATACAAGCGGCACAGGAGAAAGAGTGATGGCTAAGGTGAGAAAGAAATACAACAAGGTTAAACAATTAACCCGCGTAGCGGATCACGTCATGAAGAATGTATACATTGTGTACACTGACAGCTTGAAAGGCTGTGTATTCTATGACAAGCGAGGGCAGTACATCATTAAACCTAACGACCTGATGATTGCTTCAGCGTCACGACCTCATAAGTGGTCAGTGTTCATTGCTGCCTTTGGTCGTACACTGGTTGATGAGTACTTCAAGGGTGAGCAGATCTTCACACCGTCTCGCTACTATCACGAGGACTTGATTGAAGTACTTGAGGAGGAGCACAAGAAGGTGATAGACTCTGTGCCAGAGCACCAGTTATGTGGTGTTGGTTGGGTTGCTTCACTTCATGGGGAGGACATCTCTGAGAAGGAAGCAGGAAAGATCTTTGAACAAGTGGAGGCTTGGCAATAATGCATTGTAAAGTATGTAACTCAGAACTCTCTGACTTTGAGGCAACACGTAAGGATGCTAACTCTTATCTACATCTTGATATGTGCAACGCTTGCATTAGTGGTGCAGGTATCTCGACACTAGATAGAATGGACTTAGCTACTGCTGATGATCTTCAATACTTCGATACGCTAGATGATTCGTGGAAGTATGATAATTGGCTTGATGTTTAATCGCTTCTCTGATACCCTCTCTATCTCTAGAGTTACGGGACAGCACGAAGCATTCATAGTTATTAATCTTTAATAAGGATGCAATGTATGGACTCTTTAGACTTCTCTTTAGAACAACAAGACTTCGATGCATATGATTATTACGAAGCGCATAAGCACTACACTCTGTGCGATGCAGCTCATGTACTTGATCAGTTCGGTGTACTTGAATTCCTCCGTGGTGTCACGCCACTAATGAAACACCCTCGCGAACAACATGTCTTAACTCAATTACTATTGGTAGCTGAGAAGTACGAACACGTCTTGCTTAAGATGGATCGTGCTGATGAGGTGCTGCATGATTGAATACATCGTTATTAATCTAGTAGTCGTGGCTATTGTAACGGTGGCATGCAATGGCTGATTGGGCTGAAGTACACCTACCATGTGAAGACTGTGGATCAAGTGATGCATTGTCTATTAATACTGATGGATGGAGCACATGCTTCAACTGTCGGACTCGAAAGAAAGTTGACGGGGAATACACCCCAAAGGAGAGAATGCAAGTGAGCACTCCGCTAAATCAAAGCGTCATTGATATGCTGACGCACAAGCAATACCGTACAATTACCGACAGACGTATTAGCCGTGAGACATGTGAGAAGTACCGCTGTTTCACTGACGGTGACGACGTTATCTTTGGATACACTGACAAGAACGGAGCACTCTGCGCCACTAAGACTCGCTACCCTTCCAAGGACTTCAGGGTTGAAGGTGACTGGAAGGCGGCAGGGTTATACGGGCAGTCTCTATTCAATGGTGGTGGCAAGTTCGTTACTATAGTTGAAGGAGAGTTCGATGCACTGGCTGCTTATCAGATGCTCGGTAGTAAGTGGCCTGTCGTGTCCATCAAGAGTGGAGCAACTGGCGCGATTAAAGATTGTAAGAATAGCTATGAGTGGTTATCTTCCTTCGAGAATGTTGTTATCTGTTTCGATGCAGATGAAGCAGGGCAGAAAGCAGCAAACCAAGTGAGTGAGTTGTTCGGTGCTAAGGCACGGATCATGAAGCACAAGCACGGTTACAAAGATGCCTGTGACTATCAGCATCAGAACCTTGGCAAAGAGTTTAGTGATCAGTGGTGGGCAGCAGAGCAGTACGTACCTGATGGTATCATCCAAGGATCTACACTGCTTGATGAAGTTCTTGCACCGATCCCACCTAGTGACTGTGAGTACCCGTGGAAGGAACTTAACAAGCTGACCTACGGTATCCGCAAGGGTGAGTTAGTTACTGTCACTGCAGGTAGTGGTCTAGGTAAGAGTCAGGTGTTACGTGAGATAGTGTGGCACATACTGAACAAGACCAAAGAAGACAACATCGGCTTGATGTTCCTTGAAGAAGGGGTACGTAAGACTTCACTATCAATCATGTCACTGGCAGCTAACAAGCCACTGCACCTACCAGACAGTGACGCATCAGATGAGGAGAAGATAGATGCATTTGACAGAACTCTCGGCACTGGTCGTCTTTATCTGTTCGATCACTTTGGTTCAACTAGTGTTGACAATATTATCAACCGTGTTCGCTACTTGGCTAAGGGTCTGGGTTGTGGTTACATCTTCCTTGATCATATATCAATTGTGGTCAGTGCTCAGGCTTCTGGAGATGAGCGCAAGGCAATAGATGAGATCATGACTAGGTTGCGTATGCTTGTACAAGAGACAGGCGTTGCATTGATTGTTGTTTCACACTTGAAAAGACCGGATGGTAAAGGACATGAAGAAGGTGCTGCTACTAGCCTTGCTCAGCTTAGAGGTAGCGGTGCTATTGCACAACTATCAGATATGGTTCTAGGACTTGAACGTAACGGACAAGCCGAAGATACTGAGGAACGTAACACTACATACGTTCGTGTTCTAAAGAACCGATTCAGTGGTATCACAGGACCAGCGGGACGCTTGCTTTACAATCACACGACAGGTAGGATGCACGAGCGTAGTGATGAAGAGGAATTGTAATGATCTATATAGATATAGAGACCAACCTAGCACATAACAGAATATGGTGTGCTTGGACTAAGAAGGGTGACGAGTGGATCGAGTGGCGTAGTCCTGAAGGGATGCAAGGCTACCTTGATGGGAATGAGATATGCGCTCATAACTTGATAGGCTTCGATGCACCTGTTCTTCGTAAGGTATGGGGCATAACTATCCCAATGTCTAAGGCTGTTGATACACTGGTAATGGCTCGCTTGCTAGACCCTGTAGTATCTTTGCCTAAGCTACCTGAAGGTGCAGACAAGAAGAAGATCAGTCAGCATAGCCTTGCTGCATGGGGTATTCGTGCAGGCTGTAACAAGATGAACTTCGATGTTGAAGACTTCGATGCAGGGTACACTGAAGAGATGTCCACTTATTGTAAGCAGGATGTCGAGGTGCTAGAGGCTGTGCATAAGCTTCTCCTATCTGAGTTCGCTAAGTGGGATGATGGAGGTAAGCAGTCATTAGAGTTGGAGCATAAGGTTGCAATGTACATGGCACAGCAGGAGCGTAACGGCTTCAAGCTTAATGTACGTATGGCTACTGAACTACTAGCTCATATGAGACAGCGCATGCTAACCATAACCCTTGACCTGCAAGATCGTTGGAGACCTATCGTTGAAGAGAGGTGGTCAGATAAGACAGGCAAGCGTCTAAAGGATAAGGTTACAGAGTTCAACGTAGGATCACGTAAGCAGATCGCTGAACGTCTCATTGGTGACGGCATCAAGCTAACCAAGAAGACTGAGAAGGGGGCTTACATTGTGGACGAACCTACACTGAAGTCTCTAGGTAATCCAGTTACTAACATGATCGCTGAATACCTGATGCTACAGAAGCGTGTAGGTATGATCGATAGTTGGATTGATGCAGCAGATAGTTATGACCGTGTGCATGGACGCGTACTAAGTAACGGTACTATCACCGGACGCATGACACACAGTAAGCCTAACATGGGGCAGATCACTTCAGTTAAGTCAGAGTATGGCAAAGAGTCACGCTCTTGTTGGACTGTTGAAGATGGCTACAAGTTAGTGGGCTGTGACTTATCAGGTATCGAGCTACGATGCTTGGCACACTACATGAAAGACGAGGCGTACACACATGAGCTACTTGATGGAGATATACACACAGCTAACCAGAAAGCTGCGGGTCTTCAAACACGCGATCAAGCTAAGACTTTTATTTACGCACTGCTATATGGTGCGGGTTCGGCTAAGATTGGCTCCATTGTGGGCGGATCTTCTAAGCAGGGTCAGGCGCTCATAGATAAGTTCATGGGTAACATGCCGGCACTTGATAAGCTACTACGTACAGTTAAGCGTATGTCAGGTAAAGGATGGATACCTGCATTGGACGGTAGGCGTATTCAGATTAGATCAGAGCATGCTGCCTTGAATAGCTTACTCCAGTCATGCGGAGCAATCATTGCAAAGCAATGGTGTCTGGAGATGCACAAACTACTACGTCATAACATGGTTACATACAAACAAGTAGCCTTTGTACATGACGAGATACAGCTAGAGGTTGCTGAGAATCAAGCCGAACTAGCTGGCGAACTAATGGTCACTGCTGCACGTAATGCAGGAGAGGCTTTAGACTTCCGTGTTCCTGTCGATGCTGAAGCAAAGATAGGCAAGACATGGTATGATACACACTAAATAAAACACTTGACACACTACATCCACATCTCTATTATTGAGTTTGTGAATTACATAAATGGAGAAACATTATGTCCCTAGTTAAATTCGTTGACGTTACATTGTTCTGGCCTTTCCTTTACGAGCGTAACAACATGTCACAGAAGTACCAAGTTGATATTGCTAATCTATCTGATGCACAGGTAAGTAAGCTTGAAGATCTTGGTCTATCGGTTCGTAACAAAGGCGATGATCGTGAGAACTTCTTGACTGCTAAGTCTAAGAACTTTGAGATCCGCGCTTACGATAAGAACGGTGATGAGCTGAAGGGTGTCACTATTGGTAATGGCTCTAAAGCAACCATCCTATTCGACACGTATCAGTGGAAGTCACCTACTGGGCAACAGGGTACTTCACTATCTATCAAGAAGTTGGTAGTGACTGATGTAGTTGAATACGCATCTGATGATGCAGAGACTGCAGAAGTAGAAGAGATCCTGTAATGGACTCTGTTGCACTGATAGACGCTGACATGCTGTGCTATCGTATCGGCTTCGCTTGTGACAATGAGTCTGCAAGCGTTGCTACTTCAACGATGGATAAGTTTGTGACCGACCTTATCGGTACAATGGGTGTCGTGAACTGGGAACTCTTTCTCACTGGGAAAGGTAACTTCCGTAACGACATCGCTGTTACTGTACCTTACAAAGGCAACCGTACCAAACTTAAGAAGCCTGTACACCTGAATACGCTACGTCAGTTTCTTCAGGATGAGTGGGACGCATCCGTAGCTGAAGGGCAGGAAGCAGATGATGCAATCTCTATCCGTGCAACAGACTTAGGTGACGATGCCATCATTGTATCTCTCGATAAAGACTTCGATCAGGTACAAGGGTGGCATTACAACTTCGTTAAACACGAGAAGTATTATGTCACCGCTGAAGAGGGGTTGCTCAACTTCTACATGCAGTTCTTAACTGGTGATCGCATAGATAACATTGTCGGTGTCAAAGGCATCGGCCCTGTGAAAGCAAATAAACTTTTAACCTTAGCAGAGGGGGACGAAGATCAAATGTTTTCAATCTGTGTTGAACACCTTGGTTATGATAGAGCAGTAGAGAATGGGCGACTCCTCTACCTTAGACGCGAGGAGAACGAACTATGGAACCCACCAGTGAAGATGTCTACACCTACACCTTCTTGTTCCAGCACGACGATGGATTCGACACCACCGTCTACAAAGCAAGAAGCTTCGACCTAGAAGATGTGGTGTCTGATTTCGTTTCATTCTTATACGATGATCGTGTAGGATTTAAGAATGACATCTCATTCACCATTCATGATGGATCACGCGGAGACATAACAGTCAAATGCAAAGCCCCAAGAGAGGAGTAAAGTGTAGAGCCGGAGATACTTGGACAGAGTCTAGGTACTTCCAGTTCATCCGCACTGCATTACGTGGAGCATTCTCCCGTTACCCTGTTAAGTATCAGGTGCTTAAAGCAAGCCAACGTTACGTGACAGGGCAGCGACACAAGTATGAACACCAATGCGCTGAATGCAATGAGTGGTTCAAAGGGAAGGAAGTTCAAGTAGATCACATCAAGCCTGCAGGGTCTTTGAAGTGCTACGATGATCTTCCTTCTTTCGTATCTAACCTCTTCTGTGAGGCCGATAACCTTCAAGTGCTGTGCAAGTCTTGTCATAAGACTAAGACAGCAGAGGAGCGCAAGAAGAAATGAAGCACATGGTAATCCCTGATACTCAGGTGAAACCTAACGGTACTGTAGAACACCTGCGTTGGGCAGGGCAGTACGCAGCAGAGAAGAAGCCTGATGTCATTGTACATATCGGGGATCACTGGGACATGCCATCATTGTCAGTGTATGATGTAGGCAAGAAGTCCTTTGAGGGTAGACGTTATAAGGATGACGTAGAGGCAGGGATCATGGGGATGGTAGCATTCCTTGAACCTATCTGGCGTGAACAGAAGCGCCTCATCATTAATAAGAAAGCACGTTGGAACCCTCGCTTAATCTTCACACTCGGTAATCATGAGCAACGCATTGAACGTGCCGTTGAATCTGATGCTAAACTAGAAGGTATCATAAGCTACGATGACCTTGAACTAAAGGAGATGGGATGGGAGGTACATGGATTCCTTGAGCCTGTTGTGGTGGACGGTATTGTGTATGCTCATTACTTTACTTCTGGTGTCATGGGACGACCAGTAAGCAGTGCCAAGCTAATGATCCAGAAGAAGATGATGTCCTGTGTCATGGGTCATGTACAGGATCGAGAGATAGCTTATGCTCGCAAGGCAGATGGTGCACATGTCACTGGTTTGTTTGCAGGTATCTACTATCAGCACGATGAAGACTATCTAACACCACAGACTAACGGTAGTTGGTCAGGTATATGGATGTTGCATGATGTCCATGATGGTTCATTCAACGAACAACCAATTAGCCTAGAGGCATTACGGAGGAAGTATGGGTAACTATCCTTACACAGAGAAGTACGTAGAGAAGGATGCATTCGATGACATCATTGATGATCCTGCATTCTTTCCTGACTACACACAGATAGGCGGTGATCACTATCAGAAAGAGATACAACCGTGGGAATACATGGAAGCTATCATGTCTGAAGAACAGTTCACTGGCTACCTATGGGGTAACATCATTAAGTACATGAGCCGTTGGCAAGAGAAGGGAGGCAAGCAAGACTTAGAGAAGGCGCACCACTACCTTGCTAAGATGCTTGATCACGTATGACATTCCTTGAACTCTGTGATAGATTAAAACAATTAGAAGAGACGCTTCTATTGGAAGTGTTAGATATAAACAGCGATCAGATCGTAGATCGTTTTGAAGATGTCGTTGAAGAGAAGAGAGAGTATCTTGAAGACGACTTAGAGATTGAAGATGTATTCAGTGACGATGCTGGAGACGAACTAGGAACGGACGATGAGCTATAACATGGAACATTTGGTATTAGGTTGGGCAAAAGATCGTGGCATTCTTGCTGCAGGTACTATCTCCGGACAGCTAGACAAACTGGCTGAAGAACATAACGAACTGATTGACGCTATTGCTGCTGATAATGCAGAAGAGATTGCTGATGCCATCGGTGACATGCAGGTTGTCTTGATCATCCTCGCTGAGTTGATGGGTATGTCAGCCTACGAAAGCCTATGCAAGGCATACGGTGTCATTGCTCAGCGTCAAGGTAAGATGGTAGACGGTGTGTTCGTCAAGGATGAATAAATCCAACTGCAGTCTGTGTAACTACGAAGGGTCGATGGTGCTACTGTCTTCTATTGACAAGCGCCTCTGCCCTGAATGCAAACACTATAACGATTGGAAGCTAAAGCCCAATCAACCAAGCGTATTGATAGAAGGAAAGAAGGGCGATGAACCTAAGTAAAGAAGACTTAATGACTATCTTCTTCGCACTAGAAGAAGCCAAAGCAGATCCAATCTTAATGGGAGCTATTGCTAATGAGATTGAGATCATGGAGCTTGAAGAGGTTAGCTTCGATGAAGACGATGGCTGTGCAGGCGGAGCGTGTAAGCTGTAATGTTTATAACTAGAGTAGACGGCTTCACCTATAAGGTTGTGCACAATGGGTTAGCTGTCTTCACTGGTTCATATTCTATGTGCAAGCAGTATGTCCGTACACATTACGATGACCTATAGTGACACCATATCTGCTCATTATGGCACAATATGGCGCATAGTGAGCAGAATATGGCACAATAAACGGAGGAAGAGTGATGATTAGCTACCGAGACATGACATTCTGTATAGCATCCTGTGCCAACAGAGAGTGTCCACGTAAGTACAGTGAAGATGTACGCAATGAGGCTGTTGAGTCTGACTTGCCAGTGTCTTTAGCTGACTTGTCTGGACCATGCTTTGCTCATGTGCCTTTGAAGGAGGAAGAGTGATGACCTTTGAAGAATGGTTCGATAAAGATGATGCTAATTATGTAGAGGATTTAGCTAGAGCCGCATACGAAGCTGGCATACAAGAAGGTATAGACCGTATGTACCGACTGTACGATATCTGTCCTGAATGCACGTTGTCAAATGGTCAACACAAGATGGACTGTAGGAGAGGGCGATGAAAGTAATTGACGAAGTAGAGCATGAAGACGGTAGTGCTACGTACACCTTCGACCTGACAGAAGAAGAGCGTATCATCATGACACAGCAAGGTATCTTGTGGTCTATCGTTGCAGGTGTGACAGGCGATGACCCTATAGCGATACTAAAGGCTTACATGGAGAAGCGTGATGACCATGTCTAAGTTCTATTGGAGCTTGAAGGGTAAAGGTGCTTTTAAGAAGTATCAGATAATGCACGTTGTTACACATCTGAATCATAAACGAGGTAAGCCATTCACTGGTAGGCTACGTACCTACCCTAGTAACAAGTGGGGTTATGGCTATTGGTGCAAGAAACACAGGAATAAATAATGGGATTTGAAGAAGCCTCTGCCATAGCCTATGCCATGGCAGGGCTAATTGGATTTATACTCCTTCTTGATGAAGTCATAAAAGGATAAATGATGAGTGATTACACTAGCTTTGACATCGTAATAACAGAACTGTACGGCAGCATGAAGGACAGTAGCGATACATTCCTAGATGAACTAGAGGAGTGTCAAGACCCTGCTGATCTACTAGCACTGATGAATGAGTACGTCATGTTCCTACAACATGCAACCTACCTAATGACAGATAGCATGATGACAGCACGTCCTGCTAAGAAGGAGGATTTACATTGATTCAGTTGACATATGAAGCAGCCTTTATCATTGGGGCTGTGTTCGGGACGGGGATATACTTGACGTGGAATAAAGCAGAAGCATTGGGATATGAACAGGGATACGGTGACGCTTGCTATGACGTAGCCAAAGGAAACATCACCGTATCTCTTACACCTCCTGATGAGATGCTCTAGCTTACTTAGCCTTCTTTTTAGAGGGCTTTGCTTTAGGTGCTTTGTGTAGTTTACATTTCATAGTAGTTCTCCTCACCATTTTACTTTATCAGCCCAATATGCTGCTGACATTTTCCCCTTCTTTATATTAGCACGATGTCTAGCTTTGAAACTAGCACGCTTCTTCTTCATC